CTCTAAATTCGCAACATTATCAGCTATATCAGCAGAGGGGTTGCTGTCGTAATGGTCCCCAAGCCCCAAAATTAGGTCCACACTTGCGGCCACCATAGCGGCATAGATCGCCGCCGCCGTTGTCAGTCTATCGGGGAAATCGTCCTTGTGGTAATGCAGGTCGGCAAACAGCCCCACGGTCGCCATTTAATCAGCCCTCACGACTTCTACGGTGTAAGATGTCAGAGTCATTTCGCTGTATCGCTGAATGTCGGGCTGGACAGATGTTGAAGCGTCCAGGGTAGACGCATAGGTGAATGTTGTTGAGGTTGGCACGGTCAGAATTTCAACCGGATCGCCATCTGCCGTAGCTGGGGTGGCCCCGTCGATTTTGACATATTCGCCTGCCAGAAAACCGTGGTCAGTGGCGAAAGTGGCCGTTGCCGTCGCACCGTCGCCAGTGATGTCTGTAGGGTTGATGGCGGTTTCCAGTGTCGTTTGGCCCGTTATGTAAATGTTTTGAGCGACGGTCGTATCCAGAGAGTATGACCGGATTGATCCAGTCGATGTTGTTCCCAGCCCATCACTGGCCGTATTCGTCAGCGCGGACTGGGAATTTGTCGCCCCTTTATTCGCTATCCTTGCCATCAGTGAGGTAGCCACATGATTTGTGAGCGTGTATGTAGCGAATGCCGTGGTCGCAGGTGTTCCCCATCTCACATATAATTTTTTATTGTTCGCTGAACTTTCACACTCATAGGTCGCCCAAATACGAACCATGCCGTTTGCGCCCATCGTGTTAGCGGGGATTTCGACCGTAGCCAAAACAACCTCATCCAGAGTCCCGCCGACACTGACGGGAACGGCAGATTGCGCCAACACAAGCACGGGATGAGAGTTTGAAGGACCGACACTCAAAGACTCAAACTCAGGGTTGGCGCTCAGCGGCGCCGTAGCGCTCGGCCAGTCTCCTCCAGTCTTGGGCCCGTAGATAATGCGCGCCACTGTGTCGAAGTAAAGGTCGCCGTCTGTGCCGATCGCAGCGCTCGGCGCGCCCGTCCCATTCAGCACCACGCCAGCCATTGCCGGCGCCCAAAGAAAAACCATCGCAAAAATGGCCAGACTTGGCAGTAGATGTCTCTTCATGTTTCCCCCTGGTTGACGGCCTGGGGCCCGAAGGCCCCGAGCGCGTTTTTTTGGTTTATGCCTTGCGCAGGAGCTTGAAGGCCAGGTGGTTGAGGTCGAAGCGCTTCATGCTGTCGGATACGTCCAGCTCCTTGGCCTCCTCCGGATAGTGGCTCTTGATCCACGACACAACCTGTGCCTTGGTCTGCATGTCCAGGAGCTGCTGCTCGTGAAGCGTTTGCGGCACCATAAACTTATCCTTGGCGGCGGCCTCCTGGTCGGCCTTCTCCTGGGCAGGGTTGAGCAGCTCGAAATACTCCTCGGGCGGCGTGTCGGTGCCCTCATAGATTTGGCCGACGACCCAGCGCCGTCGGGACCGACCCCTGTCGGTCGGGATCCAGTGCCGCTTGCGCCGGCACACCCACTTCTGTACGGCCGTGCTCTCTTCTTCAGCCATGGTGTTCTCCTTTCAAGAAATGCCCTCCCAGGGCTGGCTTCCCCAGGAGGGCGCATCGAGGAGGATCGAAGCCCCTCACCCGATGGATGAGGGATTAGTAGGTCGGGTAGCCGCTGGTCAAACCCTTGTTGACAGGGTTCTTGATGTTCTGGACATCCTTCGTCCAAAAGCAGTTCACCTTGCCGGTGGTCGGGTTGGAGCCCGTGACGTCGTACTTGATATTGCTGAACTTGTCGGTCTGCGGGTTCACCACCTCGGCCTCGCCGAGAACGAACTGCGCGCCCAGGGTGAGGTCCGCCAAGAGGATGGTCTTGGAAAGGACGGTCTGGACGGTATCGTCCATGGTTACGACCGAGTCGGCCTGCAAGGACACGATCAAGTTGGTCAGCGTGTTGAAGGCCTGTGTGACCTGGAGAACGAGGCTCATCTTCTCGCCTCGCCCGATGCCGATGTTGTCGTGTTTTACGACGTTGGTGCTTGTCGCGTCGGCGGTGATTGCCTGATCTTCGCTGTAAAGAAGGTTGTGGTCGACGTACATGGTTTCTCTCCTTTCTCGAGAGTTGATGCCTAAGTTGTGGGGCCTGTGGGCCGGCCCCCCGCCGTTTAGTTACCCAGCGCCATCAGGCGATTAGGTCAGCGCAGACTCGGATTGCAGGCCATCGACACGGCGAACGGGGATGCCCTGGAACGACGTCACGCGCTTGCCGAAGATTTCCTCGAGTCGGAAACCGCCCCATTTTTCGTAGGCGGCGATATCCATCTGCGTCTTCATCGTGCGGTTGCAGTAGAAGACGGCGTTGCCCTGGGACAGGTCGGGGATCCGGTTGATGGCCTCGATCATTTTCCAGGCGGTCGGGTTGGTCGTAGACGCCCAGTTGTTGGCGGTTCCGGTCAGCTCGACGTTGGCGATCCGGACGGCATAACGCCAGTCGCGGACGGCCAGGCCGCAATCCCACTTGTAGTGGGTTTCGTAGCCCTCGTACTTCCCGCCGGCGGCGTCGTACAGGGTGACCTGGCCCTTATCCATAACGCTCAGGCCGGCCTTGCTGCCCTTCGGGAAAATGCCGTGGATCGAGTTGTAGCCCCAAACGACCAGCCAGATGCTGGTGACGTCGGTGCCGGATCCGCCGGCGTTGATGACGTGCGGAGAAGCCAGTGCCGGATAGCGGACGTCCAGCCCCATGAACTGCTCGGGATCCTGGTCGGAGTCGCCGTAGATCAGTGTGTCGATGAACTCCTGGTTCATGCCCTCGATGTGGGCGCGATCCTCGGAGAGCCTGAACTCCTTGGTGTTGCCGTTGAGATCGGCCAGGGCCTTGTCGATGTCCGCGTATGCCTCGAGCATCCCGCAGGACTCGTCAACCTGGGCGGTGACAGACTTGGTCGGCTGAACACCATAGTTGAGTTTGCGCCAGGTCGGCGTCGGCAGGCCGGTGCGGACGGTCGTCCGGTGGCCGGTCGGAAGGTTGCCCTCGACCCATACGATATCATCCAGGATCTCGTTGGTTTCGTTCATCAGTTCGATGACGGCGGCGGTTTTGCCGTTGGGATCCAGGCGTTTCGCCCAGTCTGCCATGCTAAGGGCCAGCGTGTTGAGTGTTGCCATGGTTCAATTCCTTTCAGTGAGTAGTTGCAGCCGCCCACCACGGGCAGCCGCTGTGTTAGTTGTAAAGACGGTCAGCGATGGATTTCTTCCCCCCAGCCCTTCCTTGGCCGGAGGAGCCCCCGAGGTTGTCGATCATGTCCTCGGTAACGTGGGGCGCCAGGCGGTGCAGGTCTTTAATGAACTGGACGTTGTAGGCCATGCCGCTCAGCTTCAGGGCTTTGATGGCGTCCTCGCTGAAGACGCGCGCCAGGGCCTGGTCGGCTCTGTCGAGGTTCTTCTGGAAGTCGCCCTTCCACTCTTCCTTGAGCGTTGCCGTGGCCTTGCCGACCTGCTCCTTGATGTGGGCAGTCATCCGCTCCTCGTGCGTCGCCATATTTTCCTTGGTCTTGGCGATCTCCTCGGTGAGCAGCCGCTGCGCCACTTCAAGTGGCATGCCGTACTTCGCCGCGTTCTCCTGCCAGGTTTCGATGACCTTGTCCGGATCTGTTCCCTCGATCTCCGCCAGCTGCTCCTTCACCCCTTCGGGCGGCGTATAGCCTGCCGCCTCGGTCGGGATGTTGGGGATCTTGCCGCGCATCTCGACGTGCTCCTTGACCAGGTCATCCAGGGACTGATAGGCATCCAGCCCCTCGCTCGCTCGAAGATCTTCGGAAACACCTCCGAGCCACTCAGGTGCAGAGGATCCGCCTGCGCCGCCATCGCCACCTTCAGCTCCGGCGCCTGCTCCACCTTCTCCACCGCCACCCTCTCCTTCTCCGCCGCCGGCCCCCGCGTCAGCTGCTTGTCCGCCGCCAAGAAGATCAGGTGCAAAATAGGTCCCAATGATTGCCTCGTTGAATAGCTTCGGTAGAATCATTTGTACTTTTCCTCCTCGATGAGTTTTTCCAACTGGGCCCTTGTGTCGAGCTCTTGATACCGCGATCTCTCATACCGGCTTTTGACCAGCCGGAAGGCCAGGATCGGGTTGCTATGAAGGACCAGGTCGTGCAGCATGCCGGCGAAGTCCTTCAGGGCGCAGTTGTAGTTGGTATAGGCGTTCCCAGTGAACGCGGTTTGGTGCAGCCGGAGGGCCTCGAGGATCCACTCGAGCACCTCGAAGCCATCGTCGCTGCTAAAGGTTGTCGATAGCTTGCGCCGGAACTCTTCTTCCTTGGCCATCTCCATCAGCTGGGCCTGGGCCTGCTCGACGTCCTTGGGCCGCATAAGGTACTCGTTGCTGAGGATATCCGGCCTGTTGTCCAGTGGATCCTGGTGCGACATTAGGCGCCTCCTGTCATGCTGCGCTTGAGATCGGCCAGGGCGTTGTCGCCGCCCGTGTCAACCTGGCTCATGGCCTGCATGTTGGCCAGGTCCTGCTGCTGCTGGGCCTGCTGCTGGGCCTGCTGCTGGGCCTGGGCCCGTTGCCGGCGGATCTCCTTGAGCTTGTCCATGGTCCGCTGTAGCTTGGGCGGCGCGCCTACCATATCGTGGAAGGCCGTGATGGCCTCGTCCACATCGACGTTATCCCAGGCCGTTGGCTCGCGCTGCATCTGTATCTGGACGCCACCGAGCTCGGCCGCGAATCCGACGTAGCTCTTGACGGCATCCACGCCGACCAGCTTCTGCGCCTGGGCGAGCAGGCTCTTGTACTCTATCTCGAGCGTCTGATCGACCAGCTCCTCAGGCATTGGAGGGAAGAGTCCCTGCTTGTCGCCGACCGAATAGGTCCGGCCCAGGGTTGGATCCAGGAGCTCGAAAAACTGCCGTTCGATGACGGGCCCCAGCATCATCAACTTCTCCTCGTGCATCTCGGCGACCTCGGTGGCCGTTCTTGGGTTGCGGTCAGTCAGCATGAGGAAGAGGTCGTTGTAGAGGCCCTCGCGGATCTCCATCACCAGGTCCGCCTTGTGGGCTGCCGCTGCGCTCAGGTCCAGCTGGATGTCGTAGAGCTTGCGCATGCCGTACTGGGCCGCGTGAGGCGTAGGCGGCTCGTTGTGTCCGCCGGCGAAGGTCTGCATCATGCGCTGGTGCCCGATGCCGGAAACGGTCGCTGGGTTCACGCCCTTGTTGACGCCGACCGATATGTCCATACACAGGCGCTGGAGCTCCTTCACGTCGCCCAGGACGTCCATCCCAGGGCTGTTGCCATAGGTGTGGCTGCCGGTCGTATTCCAGCGCGCTGCGGCGCCAGGGAAGCCATCGAAGCCGGAGTGCCGGAGGGCCTGGTCGGTCTTGCCGTCGATCCACCACAGGCTCTTGTAGGGCAGGTCCAGGCTGCTGGGCGTCAAGCCGGTGAAGTCCTCATTGGGCATGATCAAGTGGTTGACACGATGAAACTGTAGCCGCTTGGCGTTGGTCCCGTCCTGGAGCTGGACCTGCATGTCCTCGGGCAGCGCATCCTTGCCGAAGCGTTGCACCAGCTGCCTGGTCGTTTGCCACTCGATGCGGCACACCGCGTCGGGCTGGCCGAACTGGTCGCAGGCCAGAAGGTAGCTGCCGATCGTGAAGGCCTTATATCGCACCCCCGTCCGGCCGTTGGGCTGAACGTAAAGAAAGCCGGTGCCGAAGCCGGAGAGCTCCTCGTACAGCTCGTGGATCTCGGTATAGAAGTTGCTCTCGTTGAGCAGCATGTACATGCGGTCCTGGACGTCGTGCAGCCATTTTTTGACAGGCCCGTATTTGGCCAGATCCTTGTCGCGCAGCGTAAGGATAAACCAGGGCCGCGACGGTGAGGCCAGGCCTCCCTGCATGCCGGCCGCCAGGGTGCGCAGCGCTCGCTTGGCCACGCCGTTGATGACGTTCCCATGCCGCTTGCTGCCGATGTTGGGCATGTCGCCCTCGGTCATATAGATGCCTCGGAAGGGCAGCATGTAGTCGGAGATGTCGCGCCAGTGCGGTATCCAGGTGGTTGAGTCGTTTCTCATCTCCGCCAGGATGTTGGCCGCCTGCTTGAGCAGCTCCTGGACCTTGTCGCTCCGGAGGTCCTTCCTGATCTTCACGGCTTCCATTAAGCACCTCCCAGTGTTTTGCGAAGCAGGCCTGGCTTGTCCTCATCGGACATGAGGCCGCTCGGGCCGGTTAAGAGTGTCGCCCCTCGGCCCCGCATGGCGGCCACCTTCTTGCGCGATGCCTGGGCCGCCTCCTGCACCTCGGGCGCTTTGACGGGATCCTCATATGTGAGGAGCGTCTGGCCCTTGGCCGTCGGCAGCTCCTTGGGGCTTGCCGAAACAGGTGGCGGTGGCGCCGGCATGTCGCCCTTTTGGTCGTTGGCCTCGAGCAGCGTGTCGATGCCGGTGCCGATGCCGTAGCCGATCAGGCCGCCGGTAAGCGCGCCGCCGAGGCCCTCCATCAGGAAGTTGCCGACGTTGTCCCATCCCTGCCAGGAGTTGCCACCACTAAAGAGTCCGGCCCCTACGCCAAGCAGGCCGCCGCCGATAGAGAAAAGACCCATTATGCACCTCCCAGCATGCGGTTGCGGAGCTCGACCGACTCAGGCCCCACCCCCAGGTTATTGGTCAGCGTCATGTAGTCGGAGAGCCCGAGTCGGCTGCCCTGTTGGCGCTTGGCCATCGGTGCCGGCGCGCGCTCATCTTGCTGCTGCGGCTGGGGCTGGCCTGTCTGTTTGGCCGGTGAAGGTCCGCCGCCGGCGTTGGTTGGGCCTCGAGACTGTGTTTGCTGAAAGCCGCCCTGGTTGAGCAGCGCATTGAAGGCGTCGAGCTTGCCACGGCCTGACAGGTCGCCAAGAGAGCGCTCGCTGCCGCCTCGACCTGCGGCCTCGCCCATCGCTTGGGCCTCCCTGCTAATGGTGCCGACCTGGCCGGCGGCGATGCCGGTGCCACCAGCGCGCTCGGCGATGGTCTGCGCGTTGATCGCACGGCCGATCATGTTGCCGAAGGAGTCGATACCCATGCCCATGGCCTTTTGCACGGCTGGGTTGGTGATGTCTATGCCAGCCTTCATGGCGCCGATCGCCGCGGCTGGCGTTGCGGCCTGGCCGACCATCTGACCCGCCATATCGGCGACCTGCATGCCGGCCATGTCCACCGGCCCCAGGAGGCCCCTGTCGGCCATCATGCCGGCCACCATGTTGATCTCGTCGCTGGTTGGGAGCCTGGTCTGTGCGATGCCGGCAAGCGACGTGCCCAGCTGGGCGGCGCTTACCTCGGGGATGTCGAGGGTGGCCACACCCATGTCGCGGCTCATTGGCCCGAAAGCCGTCTCAACCGTGTCCGGTGTTTGTCCGAAGCCAAGCGCGGCGGCGATCTTGTCAGGGATGCCGGCGACCTTGCCGATCATGTCGTTGATGCCCCACTGCGCGGTCTTTCCCCAGTAGCTGCCGATGCTGTTCAGGGCATTGGTGAACGCGCCCCAGTCGGCGCCAGGCGTTCCCATGACCCCCAGCTTGCTGGCATAGTAGTCCTGGTAATCCTGGGCGCTCGGTGAGTGCAGCATCGCCTTTGTCTCGTCGGACAGGTTGCTGCTCGTGGCGGCCTTTTGCTTGTCGGTCTGGCTGCCGGAATCCATGGCGCCTGGTGAGTGCTGGTCGCCACCCATCGACTCGATGCTGGCCCGTTCGCTCGGCGTACCGACGCCGCCATAGGCCGTTGAATCAGGGTTGGCGCCCGAGTATGCGCTATCCCAGCTGGAGCCACCGTTGTCTCCGCCCGAGGAGCCCGAGGAGCTGCTGGCGCCTGCCTCGCCCTCCGACTCCGGACTGTTGTCGCCGCCGCTCTCCCAACATCGCGCCACGGGCCCCTGATACTCGAAGGCCTGCTCCTCGATGACCTCGCCGGAATCGATGTCGATCACGACCTTGGTATAAATTTTCATCCTGTCCTCCTGTTCCGAAGTGGATCCCAGCTGGATTGCGCCAGGGGATCGGCCTGCGGATGCTCGACGCCGCTATCGTAGCCGCGTCCATATTGGTTTGGCAGCCGGCCCCACTGAGGGCTGCCGGCAACATGGCCCCTGGGCGCCAGGCCGGCCATGGCGGCCTCGCTCCGGCTGATCACGGGGAAGGCGAAGGTCAGCGCCAGGGAGTCGGCGCAGTCGGGGGAGGCATGCAGGCGCTTCTTTGTGTCCTGCTTCTTTTCGAGCTGGACGGCGCTTGCCTCGCCGCCGCCGGCAAAGCCGTACTCAGGCGCCACCAGGTCGTCGCGCAGCTCGGGATCGGAAGGAAGGCAGCCGCCCTCCTTGATCCATTGGCGCATCCGGCCCCACATCTCGGTGCGCTTATTGAACCAGTGCGTGGGATCGTCAGCCGCTGACCCGAAGGGCACCTCGACAACCAGGTCGCCATGGCCCAGCTGCCGGAGGCGATCGATGACGCCCACGCCGGCGCCCTGGTCTACGAACACGACGTCGGGCGCCCAGTCGATGATCTCCTCATTAACGCGGCCGGCCACGACCATATTGTCGGGGATCCGGAGCTTGATCTGCTCGTTGCAGGCGTAGCCCTGGCGCTTGGTGATGACGCTCTGATCGTCGCCCTGCCTGGCCACGTCGACGCCCATGATCTTCGGCATTTGGTAATACGAGGACAGGCTGATGTTCTTACCCATCCGCCTTTCGACCATTTCCTCGGAGATGAATTGCATGTAGCCGGCGCGAGGCTCCATGCCCCTGATCCGGACGCGGACAAAGTCGGAGTCCTCGCCGTAGTCCTCGACCCACTCTTGCAGCTGCTTCTTGTTGGCCATCCGCGAGGTGCGGGAGTCGATCTCCATCGTATACCAGCGATGCCGGAAACGCTTGAAGCACTGACTGAATCGGCCGGTGTTCCTGGTCCGGTTGCCGCAGGCGATCCACATCGCCCCGATCGTGGTCATGGCGCCGTCGGCCGTCTCCCATATGATGTCCTCGATGTTGGAGCTCTCGTCGAAGAGCATCAGAACGCGGCCGCCTGGTCCTTCTTCATGGGTTCCGGCGAAGGCCTCCGGATTGTTTGCCGACCAGGGAACGGCGGAGACGCCCCAGGTCTTGGGGCTCACGACGCAGGCGAACCTGGTGGCCGTGTATAGCATCCAGTCACGCGTCCGGCTGAGGCTGTTCCATTTGCCACACTCGCGCCAGGTCTTGCCGGTCAGCTGCTCCTTGGTGTTGGCGGTCATAACGCCGTTTAGGTTGGGCCTGGTCTTGACGGCCCAGTTGCTGACCCAGTTCATCCAGGCTGACTTGCCGATGCCGTGGCCGGATCCGATCGCCATCTGGACGGCCTTCTCGATGCCGACCGTCTTGGTGAGCTCGCCCAGCTGCCGGAGGGCCTGGGCCTGCCAGACGTCTGGACCATCGTGGTGCGCCAGCTGCCCCTCGCCCCACGGGTAGTCGAACAGGGTGAAGCCCAGGGGATCGTCAACGAACTGGGCCGTGGCCTCGATGAGCTTCTGAGCTGGATCGGCTGCCTGTATCATTCATCGGCCCCCAGGAGCTGCTTGCGGTATTTGGCATCCAGGGCCCTGTTCAGGGCGCCGGCCAGGCTCTCGAGCCCGTCGCGGATCCCATCGCCTGGGTTGTCGACCATCTTGCAGATCTCCTCGAGCCGGCGGAGCGCTGCGCCCTTGTCCCAAAAGGAATAGGCCCACTCGTCTTCATGGTGAGAGGGCTGGCCCTCCTTGTCGTAGTATACGCGGCGCTTGTATTTGAAGGATTTGACGGCCCTGGCGACCTTCTCCGGCAGTTCATGGGGCGGGATGACGCCCAGGGCGTCCATGAGGTTTGCGGCCGATGAGAAGGCAATGGCGGCCTCCTCGCGCATGATGCGGTCGGCGGTGATCTCGGCGGACCAGAGCTTGCGCTCCAGGTTGGCCGCGACGTGGGCCCTGACGTTAGCGCGCTCGAGCATCCGGCTTGCGTTGACCTGGGCCGTGTTGCGCTTGACGCGCGGGAAGGCGGCCAGATACGCCTTAACGCCAGTGCCTGGGCCGTTGTAATTGGCCACAAAAATGGCCTCCTGTTCCGATAGGTCCTCGGTAGGAAGCCGCTTTGGTTGGTCGTGTAGGACGACGAGCGGATTGTCTTGCGGTAGGCTCATCGAGCTAAGCTCCTGTGTAGGGATTTCAAGGAGCTTAGCCCGTGCCGAGCTGTTTGTTAAGCCTGAATTTGGAAGGCTTAGCCCTATTTCAGGTGGATGAGATGGCTCAGGGAGGTGCCGCTCAGGCTCAGGTGTGAATGAGCGAAGTCGGCCGGCACCCACTCGTCGGCCGGCCGGTTGTGGCTCGCTCTATACATGCGCCTCGGCCAGACAGACCCGAGCACCATCGGCGAGCAAAGGTCGTTTGATTTCACCCAGGCCGGCAGCCACCCCATGGCCTGGAGGCAAAGGGCTACGAGCTCAGAGCAGAACAGGCTCGAGCAGTCCTCCTCGTCGTCTCCCTGGCCCAGCCGGTCGAACACGGCCGCGAGCAGGTCGAGGCGGCTGCGCTCGTATGGCACACCCTTGTAGCGCTGCACACACTCGCCCAGGGCGATGACCTGCTCATCACCTGGACACTCGGTCGGGATCCGGATGGCGACGCCGGCATCGCAGGCCGCCAGGCGGCGAGAGAAGCTGACCAGCTGCACACCGCTGCGCACCTGCTTGGTCAGGATGTCGACCTGCTTGGACAACGTCGTCGACTCGAGCAGGAGCACGGCGTCGGTCACAGGATCGTGGTAGATGATGCCGACGTGCGTCCAGCGGCTGGCCAGGTGCCCGTGGCCGGCGACCAGCTGCCCCGCCTCGATCAGCCGGCTGACAGGGGAGGTGCCTTTGAAAAGGACGATGGCGCCCGTGCAAAGGTTGGGGCGCATCTCGGCATAAGAGTCATGCAGGATCGATCTCGGCATCATCGCCCCCCATTATCTGGTCTATCTTGTTGCGGTTGTCGATTAACAGCTGGACCTTCTTCAGCGTGAGCCCCATCGCCTTGGCCGCCGACCGCCTGGCGTTGCGGCTGCCGAGGCCCTTGGCCATAAAAACGCCGACGTGCGCGTGGAATGTTTCGATGGCCTGGTTGGTCTTGCGATATACCTCGCGCAGCTTTGGATCGGTAAAGACGGTCTGGCGGACCTCGCTCATTTTTTCGGCGCCGGCCAGGATCCCCAGCGGATCGTGCGGTTTATTTTCCATATCTAACCTTCCTCCAGGTCGGTGTTGGCAGTGGATGATGATCGCCTTCGCCACGCTCGACCGCCTCGAGCATCTCGTGTACCTCATCCATCATGGCGAGCCCGGCCTTGACACATCGCTTTGTGAGCAGCCTGTCCTGGCAATACTCCAGGCGTTGCTCGAGCAGATCAAGGAGGTTGTCCGCGTGGAAACGGCAGCTCAGGCAGCTGGCCTCCTCAGTCCTGGTATCGGCGACAAAGACCGGGTCTGGATCGTCACAAAACGGGCACCGGCAAACTACCTTGTGGTTGTGCCTGTCGACCCGCAGCCCCAGCGTCCGGTTTTCACTACCGAGCGCCCTCCAGATGGGCTTCACTATCTTCCATTCTTGTGGTGTTAGACTCATCGTTTCTTTTCCTCCTCTCCGGCCCTGCGCTCCTTCAGCATATAGACCTCGGTTGGGTTGACGCGCACCGTGACAAACGGCGTGTCGTACGATTTAAAATATTCGCACCAGGCCCTTAGGACGCGCACCTCGCCACTGTCGCCGCGATAGTCGGTGCCCAGCTTGAACCTGGCGAAGAACATCAGGCGCCCGATGTCGGGATGGCTGACCTTGCTCTGCTTGTGTTGCAGGTAGAATTGCGGCCGCTCGTGGGCGAGCTCCTCACAGGCCACAACTCGATAGCTAAACTCCTCGACGATCGGGTAACGAAACGGTCCAGGAAAGTCGTTCATACTTTCCTCAGATCTGTGGCCAGCGCCAGCGCTTGGTTAATGACCCGCACGGCTGCCCACACGGCCGAGGGATCGATGCGTACAAATTCAATATGAATGTGCGGCGTTATCGGCTCCCTGTCGCCGCGCTTAGGATACCTGGTGCGAAGGTCCTGGGCCACGCCGATCTCCTCGCCTACGTCCAGGGCCTTGCCCACGGGCATGGCGTCGGGATTGAATCCGACATAGAGCAGTTCGACGCGGCACCAGGTCGCGTTGATGGACAGGCCCGTGTAATAATCGGCGCCCACGCCCGTGCTGTAACACCTGATGTGGCGGAACACGTCGCCGACAACGGGGGAGAGGACGGGCTTGCCTGGCTTGATGAAGAGGTCGAGGCCTGGATGCGTGTATCTGATGACCTTGTTGTTGTAAACCCTGGATCGTGGGGCGCCATACTGGCCGTTCCCATATGAATCGGTTTCCCTGGTGTTCCATGATCCCGTCGGGCTAACGAAGACAATGGTGCCCATGTAATACCTCCTTTGGATGTGGTTGCGCGATGTAGTGCTGGATAGCGTTGATGGCGCCGTTGAAGGTGCTGATGGCGTAGCACATATAGTCAGCGCTCAGCGCCTTGAGCCATGCATCCTGGCTCGGCGTCAACGCCTTCTGGATCGACGCCGTGCCTGGACGCTTGAGCTCGAGGTATAGTCCGCCGCGAACGCTGCCGTCGACAAAGCGCAGCGCCGGAAGGAAGAGGTCGGACACGCCGGCGACCATACCCAGGCAGCGCAGATGGTTGCGGAAGGCCATCTGCCTGGCCCTGGGTATGTAGCTCACCAGCGACTCGTTGTTGATCATATGAAGGCGCCCCAGCTCGGGATACTGGGGCTCCATGGCATCACGCCAGGTGATGATCCTCTTTTGGAGGTCGTGCTCTGTTTCAGCCATGGCCAATACCCACCCATTCGCCGCACCAGTCGTCGGCATAAGCATATGGCCAAACGGTGTGGAACTCATCCTGGTCGTCGCCTAAATGGCAAACGATTGGCGCTGGCGCCCTCCTCCGGCAAAACCCCTCAGAGTCAGACACGCGATCCGAGCTTGGCGGTTGGAAATAACAACATGTCTCGCAAAGCTGTTTGCTGCTCATGGCGTCCTCCAGTCGTTGCACATCGCGTCGTACCGCATCTGGCCAGATCGCAGGTCCTGCATGATGTCGTGGACCCTGGCCGGCTTCCAACCGTGCTCGAGCAGGTCAGTCTCCAGCTGGTCCAGGTCGACCGGATCCGGCGGATCGATAGACTCCATCGACCGGAACTCGATCGGCCGGCCGACCACGTCCTCGAGCGGTGCATCAACCGGCGTGAGCTCGAAACCCCA